CTAACACCTGTATACCGTGCAATCCAGGTTATTGCAACCCCTATCGCAAAGATGGATATCAAGACATATCGCTATGCAGCTGGGGTAGAAGAGCAGATTGAGAACCCACTATTCGTTAACAAGCCATCATTGCTTGAGACAAGACGTGAGCTACTGTTCCAGACCGTATCTAGCCTTGCAATGACAGGTGAAGCCTTCTGGCACAAGACCTTTAATTCCAACGGTACATCAATCAACTCCATCAGACTTATCCCATCAAAGAATGTACAGGTAAGAGAAGATGCATTTGGTCAGAAGCTATATGACTACTACATCACTACTACTTACCCACACACTGACATGGTTACCGTTACCTCCAAGGAAATGGAACACATCAAGTTGTTCTCTATTCCTGGAGTTCTACGTGGTGTAGGTCCTATCCAGACCTGTAAGGATGACATTGCTGCTGCTCTTGACCTACGTAAGTATGCTTCTACCTGGTTCCAGAATGCAGGTATCCCAACTGGTCTACTAAAGACCAACCAGATGCTTACTGCTGACCAGGCTGACGAGATTACATCTCGCTGGCACGAAAAGCAGTCTAACCGTCAGATTGCAGTAGTTGGAAATGGTTTTGACTATGACCCAATTGCTCTATCTCCAAAAGATGCACTATTCACAGAAGTACAGTCCCAGATGGTACAGTCCATTGCAAGACTGTTTGGTGTCCCTGCTCGTTTGCTCCTAACAGGTGTAGACGGTACCTCAGACACCTATTCAAATCTAACTGAAGAGAACCAGGTATTCTATCGCCACACATTGATGGCATATCTGGATGTTATTGAGGACGCAATGACAAATTGCTTGCCAAGAGGCACTAGAGTTAAGTTTGACTACGAAGGTCTGTTTAAGGCTGACCTCAAAGCTCGCTACGATGCATATGCTGTTGCTGTTGCAGGTGGCTGGATGACTCCTGAGGAAATCAGGGTAAAGGAAGGTATCTAATGTCAGAACTAGAAATTAGACACATAGAACTTCGTGCTGAGAATGATGAAGAGCGAATCATTGAGGGTATTGCAGTACCGTATGGTGTAGAAACCAACGTTGGTGCATACGTAGAAAGATTTGCTAAGGACTCTATTTCTGATGATGTATCAGAAGTGAAGCTGAAGTTTGGACATGAAGGTTTGCCAATTGGTAAGGTTATTGAAGGTCGTAATGCAGAGGATGGTTTTTACATCCGTGCTAAGATTAGCGAAACCTCCCAAGGCAACGACGTATACACCCTCATCAGAGACGGTGTACTAAACAAGTTTAGCGTGGGATTCGTCCCAGTAGAATCTGAGCGTGACGGAAACACCGTTGTACGCAAAATGGTATCGCTAAGAGAAGTATCAGTAGTTGAGCAACCTGCTTACTCTGATGCGGAAATCCTCGCTGTACGTGAGGAAACCCTAAATAACACAAAGGAGATTCAAATGGAATCAATCAACGAAAACGCAAACCTAGAGTTTGCTGTTCGTAGTGTTCAGGATGAGGTAGCAGAGCTACGCCGTGCCGTAGAGGCTGGAGTGCAGGTTGCTACCCCTACCCAGACAGTAGACACCCGTTCTGCTGGTCAGGTTCTGAAGGCTATTGCTGCTGGCGATGAGGCTACTATCCGTACCTACGCTGGTAACACTACTGACAACTCTGTAATGCTAAACACCTTCATTGGTGACCTAACCCGTATCGTGGACTCCCCAATTGGTGTCCGTGGTCTTATCTCTACTGGTGTTCTTCCAGCTTCTGGAAACATCCTAGAGTACGCAGTTCTTGACTCAAACGACGTAGGCGTTGGTGAGCAGGAAGCTGAAGGAGATGACCTAACTTACGGTCAGGTATCTCTAACCACCGCTACTGCACCTGTAAAGACATTTGGTGGATACACCACTTTGACTCGTCAGGCAATTGAGCGTTCTTCTGTAAACTTCCTTGACGCACACATGCGAGCAATGGCAGTTGCAGTTGCTAACAACCTAAACGGATTCGTTCGTGGTGGCTTCTTGGCACAACACGCTGCTCACGTAACCACAGCAGGTTCTGCTGTTGTTGACATGGGTATCTCTGGTACTGCTCTAACTGCAGCAACCTACACCAACTGGCTAGACGCTATTGTTGAGGGTGCTGACAAGTTCCAGAACCGTGGCTGGGGCATTGACGCTCTAGTTGTATCTAAGGACGTATTCAAGTCTCTAATGGCACTTGAAGGTTCTGACGGACGCCCACTACTTCTAGTTCAGGGCAACAATGGTGTAAACACTGTTGGTCAGGTTAACCCACTAGCACTTGGCGGTTCCTTCGCTGGTCTACGTGTTGCAGTTGACACTGCTCTTGGTACCAACAAGGCTGCATTCGTTAACGGTAACGCAATGCGTCTATACACCAACCCAGTTGTGTCTCTAACTGATGACAACATCATCAACTTGAGCCGTGACTTCTCTGTCTACCAGTACGCAGCACTTGCTACTGAGGCACCAGAGGCACTAGTTCCAGTAGTAGCTTAATTCTAGGAGGTTCAGAATGGCGGTAGATTTAGGAACACTAGCAGGATATGTTGGGTTCAAGGTAGTAGAAGGTAACTCCTACGACTTTGAGTCTGGCTGTATCACAACTGCTACTGCTTTGGTTAACAATTACGTTGGTTCAGCTTCTGTTCCAACTGTAATCAAGGACCAGGCTATTCTATTGGCAGCTTCAGAGCTGTATCACCGCCGTTCTGCACCCAATGGAATTGCTCAGTTTGCTAGCATGGATGGTTCGCCATTCCGTGTTGCAAAAGACCCAATGAATGCTGTATACCCACTACTTCTACCATTTGTAAAGGTGGGACTCTAATGAATGAAATTACACTGGCTAAAGAAGAATTTGCAACGGCACTTAAGGATGAAGGACTAGATGTCTATGCATTCTTGCCTGAGCGTATTGTTCCTCCAGTGGTGGTTATCAATACTGGTAACCCATTCATTACAGTTGAAACCATTGGTAACGAGTATGTAATGTCTCTAGAATTGATTCTAGTGGCAGGTACAGCAACAAATGAGTCTGCTACAGAAACACTGGAACAACTCATTGAAAGTGTACTCAAGGCACTACCTGGCTATGCTAGGTTGCTGAGGGTAGACAAACCATACTCTCTTGCATACAACAATGCTGAATATCTCAGCACAAGTGTGCAGGTAGAAATTTCAATCACGATATAAGGAGAGTCAAATCATGGCTGCATCAACACGCATTAAGGCTCAGAACATTGTCTTCAAGATTGGTACTACGGACCACGCTTGCGACGCAACTTCTGTGAACCTTGAATTGGGTGACGCACCTGGTGACGTTCGTACATTCTGTGAGGTATCTGTTGGTAAGCAGTGGACCCTGACCCTAGAAGGAATTACTTCTGGAGCAGCTGGTTCGCTATACCGCACCCTCTGGGACAACTACGGCACTGAGGTAGGCTTCACCATTGCCCCACACGGCAACGCAACCGCATCGGCATCACAGCCTCACTACGAGGGAACCGTTGTATTCAGCGAGCTTCCTCCACTAGCACTAACTGCTGGTGAGACTGCTACATTCTCTGTAGCACTTGAGGTATCAAACGCTACCCACACACCAGCTAGCGACATCTACTGGGGTGTAGAGGTTGTAACCGCTTAATCATGTCTAAAGACAGCATCAGGGTATCTGGTTTAAACAGAGCTATCAGAGCACTCAAAGACGTAGGAGTTCCTGCATCTGAGATTGCAGCAGCAGGTAAAGACGCTGCAGAGATAGTTGCTGGGGAAGCCAGAACCCTGGTGCCTGTCAAGACAGGTAAGCTAAGGGGTAGTATTAGAACTGCTACTCAGCAAAGAAAAGCAATTGTAAGAGCAGGTGGAGCAAGAGTTCCATATGCTAATCCAATTCACTGGGGATGGTTTAGACGGGGTATCAAGCCAAACCAATTCTTCAGTAGGGCAATCAACCCTAATATTGATAAGATATACAAGCAGTACTTTGATAACCTACAAAGACTGATAGACAAGTACAAAGGAAGGTAACTAACATGGCTAAATTTGATTTTGAATCACTAACCATAGAAGAAGTAGAAACCATTGAAATGATTTCTGGTTCTCCAATTGATGCACTAATGGATGACACTGCACTAAAGGGCAAGAGCCTAAAGGCAGTTGTATTCGTAGTCAAGAAGCGTGAAGACGAGAAGTACACCATTGCTGACGCTGGCAAGGTATCGTTTAAAGAAGCAATGGAACTGCTACAGCCAGGTGAAGCAGACCCAAAAGAGAACTAGTCCGTAACGCTGCTAAGCGTATGGCTAGCTTTTGCTTGGCTACCAAAATGTCACCTAGTGAATACAAGAAGCTAAAATTGTATGAGATTAATGCATTCGTTGAAGCCTTAGAAGAGCGTGGTGGAAGTAGCATTGAAGATGAATTAGGAGAATTGCTTTGAGCCTCAATCTAGAAGTCCAGATACTTGGTGAGTATAAAAACCTTACCAAGGCTACCAAGGGTGCTACAAAGCAGCTCAACTCTCTTAAGAAGTCTACCCAAAGTATTTCTAGGGGTATCAATGCTGCTCTAGCAACCATTGGTGTTGGAATCTCCTTTAGAGCAATTACTAACAGCATCTCAAGCCTTACAAAAGCAGCCGTAGAAGACGTACAAGCTCAAACACTATTGGCACAGCAGCTCAGGAATACCGTTGGTGCTTCTGATGCTGTTGTTGCCTCTGTGGAAGAACAGATTAGTCAGGTACAGACAGCCACAGGTGTTGTAGATGATGAACTACGTCCTGCATATGCCAAACTAATTAGGTCTACTAGAGACACAGCACGTGCATTTAGACTACTAAACCTAGCTACTGATATCTCAGCTCAGACAGGCAAATCCCTTGATTCAGTATCCACAGCATTGTCCAGGGCATTGAATGGTAACACTGCTAGCCTTGTTAAGCTTATCCCTTCCATTAGAAACTCTACAGACTTTGTAGCTGACCTAGAAAAGCAATTCAAAGGTGCAGCTGCTGCAGCAAACAACCTAGACCCTTACAACAGACTTAAGATTGCCTTTGACGAGGTAAGAGAAACCATTGGTGCTGCTTTCCTACCTGCCCTAGGCAGCATTGCAACCTTTATTGATGACAACCTACCTAAGATTGATGCCCTTGCAGATGCAATTAACACTAGGGTAAAGCAGGCATTTGACAATGCTGGCAATTCAGCAGTTAACTTTGGTGCTCAGGTAACCAGGGGTATTGAAGCACTAACAGAAGTTGTATCAGGAAACATATCAGAAGACAACCCACTTAAGCCATTCATTGACGCATTCTCTGATGTAAAGGTTCTTATTGAAGGTCTTATTGAGTTTGCCAAGGGTGTAGGTGCAGTCCTTGATGGTATCTTTAACGGTCTATTTGGCTTCCTAGAAATCTTTGGTGTAAAGGTTGATGGTGTTGGTGGCTTCCTAAGATTCCTTGGAGAGGCAGCAGGTAACGTAGGAAGACTGTTGCAGTCAGGTTTAGGAGAAGGAATTGGTTATGTCTTGTCATTCTTTGTACCACTTACAAAGACCATAGACTTTGCAATTCTAGTATTCAGAGGATTGTTTGCAATCATTGGTAAGGCTATCAAGCCAATTCAGAAGTTCGGCACTGCAGTTTCTGACCTTGCTGAGGTTGTCTTTAAGGGATTGCTTAGGGAAACAGGCAAAAATGGTGAAAAAGTAGCTAAGCCATTTATAGAGCTTGCTGCTAAGATATCTAATGTATTACCTGGATTTGGCAAGCTTGTTAATTTCCTTATAAAGACTCTTCCAGACGCTATTAAGAACAGTCCATTTGGCAAGTGGGTAGACCAGTATCTGATTACCCCACTAAGCAACTTCATTAAGTTTGCTGACAGAGAACTTGGAGCACTAAGAAGCTTGCTAGGAATTGGCAACCTTGGTGAAGGTGACAGAGATACAGGTTCTACAACTACTACAACTACCAAGCCTTCCAGTAATTCTGGAGAGACTAACAGGTTTAACAGACTTAGAAATGCAGCTGATGACCTAGAAGAAGACCCAGGTCCTGGTGGTACAGGAGATACACCTTTCCAGAAGCGTGTAAAGGCTATTGTAGCCAAGTTGCAGACAACTTTGGAAGAGGCTAAGGCTAGAATTAAAAACGCCTCAGAGAGCTTCAGAGACGCTGTAGGACTATCATTTGGTGTTATCACAAATGGCTTCAGTGCTAGATTTAGCACCAGCAAGGT